GGCGCAGCCGCCCGCCGATCGGCGGACACAAAAAAACCCCACACACCATGTGATGCGTGGGGTTGAGGTATTAGACGTTTTCTAGATTTTCCATTAGGACCGCGGCGAACGCCGTCGCGTCGCGCCACGTGGTCCAACACCGACCGAACACGTGACCGTCCAACGCGACCGCGAACCTACCCGTCGCGTTATCGTACGATATTACAATGTCGAAGTTTTCCATTTTCTACTTTCCATTCTTTGCGAGAATCCCCACACACCATGTGATGCGTGGGGTTGATATCTTAGGACTTGAGGACGACAGGCTTTTCACCGCACAATTCAAGAACGCGATTAAAAGCAATCATTATTCCCTTGTGATCGACGTCCATCGCGCGTCTGTCACTCTTAGCGTTCGTCACAATTGCGGCCGCCATTGCACCTGTATCGTGTACAATCCGTTCTTTCAGCGACTTTTTCGTGCCCGACTTGCGCTTAGCAGCAGGTGCCGCAACAGGCGCCGCTGGATCCGTTACCGCGTCAGGTGCCGCCGGATCCGTTACCGCGTCAGGTGCCGCGTCAGGTGCCGCCGGATCCACCGCAACAGCAGGCGCGACCCATTCAGCATAGTAACCACGGAACTTGCCAACGCGGCCCGATACATCGCGCGCCCAATCCTCTTTTGCCTTAGTCACAGGCTCAAAAGCATTCTGCCCGACAATCTTCCGACCCGTCAGGATCGCTTTACCGTCAGACGTTGACAGGAACTTTTTAGCAAACGCGGCACCTTGCCAGCCGATCAAGATCCCTTCTTTAAAATCCGCGTAATCAGCGCCGTTGCCCTTGATCGAGTCGATCGTGACACCCGCCTCTTTCAGCGCGGCGAACGCTGTGAACCGCGCACCGAGCGCCTTGTTATCGGATTCGGATGCAGACTTGGACGCGGCAAAGACAGGACGGTTTGTTGTTTTTTTCGTAGTCATGATATTAGCTTTCTATTGAGAAGTCAGGCCAGCCAATCTGACCTGATAAGACGTTTATAGCACGTTATGACCGCTATGTCCGGACTTCACCCCATTTAATACGGTTTAACGTGGTTTTGTGGCGTTATGCGTGGGGCATAACGCGGGAATCGGGCGATCTGGCGACCCCACCGAGGGGCATCCCCCCGCTGGCCACGATAGCTCTTCCCTCTATATACATACTATTCCACTCAAACCCACCACAATCCTGACCGTTTTGGTCAACTACACCACCCCCTATTCTCGTCGACCTCAGCCCCCCAGTGCATAAAACACCCCCCACCCCCTTTGTATATTTAACGTGTTACACAGACCCCCACCCCCTCATTTGGCATGGTTTACAGTATGGAGTCCCATGTTATATAGTGGGGGTATTATCTGTTATTTACAGGACGGATCTCAGCCATGGCGCTGCACTTAGATATAGACGACGGCATCCCGGTGCCGGACAAAGACGACCTCAAGGGTCAGGCTGACCTGATTCAGACGGCCCGAGCTGCAGCTGCAGCGGCAAATCTTCTGGAGCAGTACGGGCTCGAACCTAAACCTGCGAGCGACGAGGACAGGCATATGGCCGCGGCCTTGGCCACGCAGTATGCGAAAGACCCGATGTCGACATCGGCCGCGGCGACGCCGTCTCGCATGTCTCGTCAGACGCCTGCGGCACTCAAGCTCACTTCAGATATCCTGAATCGTTTCGGCCATGCCGTCGTGAAGGACGCGGTGCAGGTGCGGCACATGGTGACAAACAAGCTGATCGAGGAGACGGAGAACCCGGACCCGCGTATTCGCCTGCGGGCCATGGAGCTGCTGGGCAAGATCACCGACGTGGGTCTGTTCACGGACCGCAGCGAAGTGACGGTCACACACCAGACAACGGACGACATCCGCGAGAAGCTACGTGAGAAGCTCACGGCCCTCAAAAACGTAACCCCTACCGACCCGGAGCCCGGGATAGAAGACGCGGAGATCATTGAAAATGATTGATAATATTGTAGCCCTGACAGGCAGACCCGTCGGAGCCCCCACCGGAGAACCGGATCGCTTCTTGGTCGAGGTACTGGAGGACTTGCTGGAGCGGGCCAAAAGCGGGCAGATCGTAGGTATGGCGGCAGTCTTCCTCGAACACGACGGCCAGAGTGCATATGATATTGTCGGGCGAGTGGGAGGATTTACGATGGCCGGAGCACTGGCCGCAGCCGTACATACCGTCAATGCGTATAATGTGGCCGAAAGCCAGTTGGGGGATTAGGACGTGATTGACCTGCATGTCTACTCGCCGTGGAATCACCAAAACCTGCGATCTTCGCCCGGAGAACTACATCTCATATGTGGGCAGAGCAGTGCGGGACATCGTGCCAAAATGGTGTACATCTACGGATCTGACAGGGAGTGGTCTGACCCACGCGCGCAACAATGGCTGCGAGAATCCGTCATGACACGGCTCCCGGATGACAACCCGGCGCGGGTGGTGTGGAATGCCTAACCCCACTACTCAGTTCACGCAGGAAGAAATAGACCTGCTGTTGGACAACGTAGACAACTTAGACGAGCAAGAGCTGGCTGAGCTGGACAAGCTCGTGGGGGACCTGTCGGAGCGGCAGCGGCTCCAGAAACTGCGTGACGATCTGATCGCCTTCTGCTGCCACATGCAGGCTGACTATAAGGTCGGGGCCCACCATAAGAAGTTAGCAGGGCTCCTAGAGGATATCGAGGCGCGGCGAAAAGACCGTATATGTGTCTCCGTGCCGCCCAGACACGGTAAATCCCAGATGGTTTCCATCTATTATGCGGCGTGGTACCTCGGCCGGAACCCATCCCACAAGGTCATGTTGGTCTCGCACACCACTGATCTGGCGGTGGATTTTGGCCGTAAAGTGCGAAATCTTATCAATACAGACGACTTCCGCGAAGTCTTTCCGACCGTGGCGTTGGCCTCGGATTCGAAGTCCGCCGGCCGCTGGAATACAACCGCAGGTGGTGAGTTCTTCGCATGTGGCGTTGGGTCCGCGCTTGCTGGTCGTGGTGCCCACATGCTGCTGATTGACGACCCACATTCCGAGCAAGACGTGCTGAATGGCAACTACGGGGTATTCGACAAAGCATACGAGTGGTTTGCTTACGGCGCCAGAACGCGCCTAATGCCGGGTGGGGCCGTGGCCGTCGTACACACGAGATGGCATCAGCTGGACATGATCGGGCGTCTGATCGACGACATGACAAAGAACGCAGGTTCAGACCAGTACGAGGTCTTCGAGTTCCCTGCGATTATGCAGATCCCGAAGTTTGATGCCGACGGCAACGAGACTACGGTCGAGAAGGCCCTGTGGCCGGAGTTCTTTGACTTGCCGGCGCTACATCGCACCAAGGCCAGTATGCCTGTGTTTCAGTGGAACGCGCAGTACCAACAGACGCCCACTGCAGAAGAAGCTGCGATCGTGAAGCGGGAGTGGTGGCGCATCTGGACCAAGGAGGACCCGCCCGAGTGTGACTACATTATCATGTCCCTCGACGCGGCGGCCGAGACAAACAACCGTGCCGACTATACGTCGATCACGACGTGGGGCGTGTTCTTCAACGAAGAAGAGGACATGCACAATATCATCCTGCTCAATGCCATCAAGCAGCGGCTCGAATTTCCAGAGCTCAAGCGGCTCGCCGCGGAAGAATATGAGACATGGGACCCTGATTCCTTTATTGTGGAGAAGAAGTCCGCCGGTGTGGCCCTGTATCAGGAGATGCGCCGATCTGGCGTGCCAGTGCAGGAATACACACCGCACCGCGGGAGCGGGGACAAGATGGCCCGCCTGAACTCCGTGGCCGATATCATTGCCTCTGGCATCTGCTGGGTGCCGACGCGGCGCTGGGCCGAGGAAGTAATCGAGGAGATCGCAGGCTTCCCGTTTATGGCAAATGACGACCATGTGGACAGCACGGTAATGGCACTTATGAGATTCCGCCAAGGGGGTTTCTTGCGCTTACCGACAGATGAAGAAGACGAAGAGTTGCCTTGGCGACGCAAAGTCGACTATTACTAGACGAAATCATGCTAGGAGCACACTATGGCTATCGAAAAACCGCTGGAACCGTTCTCCGTCGAGGAAATGGAAGAGATGTTCGGCGACAATGACCCCGACGCACTCGAGGTCGAGATCGAAGTGGCGGAAGAATCTGACGACGGTAGCATCATGGTTGACATGGATGACATCGACCAAGTCCTTGCTGGAGAAGCGATCGAGCACGATGCCAACCTCGCCGATTATATTGACGAATCAACCCTCGGATCAATGGCCAGTGAGCTGGTCGCGTCGTTTGACTCCGACAGGCAGTCGCGGTCTGACTGGGCCACGGCCTATGTTAAGGGTCTTGATTTGCTCGGGATGAAGATCGAGGAGCGCACCCAGCCATGGGAAGGTGCGTCCGGTGTGTTCCACCCGATGCTGACCGAGGCCGTCGTGCGGTTCCAAGCACAGGCCATGGGCGAGTTGTTCCCTGCCTCGGGTCCCGTACGTACAAAGATTATCGGTCAGTTGACCCCCGAGAAGACTGAGCAGGCGCAGCGCGTACAGCAGGAGTTAAACTACCAGCTGACTGACCACATGCCCGAGTACCGCGAAGAGATGGAGCAGATGCTGTTCCGCCTGCCGCTGGCAGGCTCTTCGTTCAAGAAGGTCTACTATGACCCGTTGCTGGAGCGCGCCGTGTCTGCGTTTGTGCCTGCGGAGGATTTTGTGGTGGCCTACGGCGTGTCTGATCTGATGACGTGCGAGCGGTACACGCACATTATGAAGAAGACGCCGATCGAGATCATGAAGCTGCAAGGTGGCGGCTTTTATCGCGACGTCGATTTGCCTGAACCCACAGCCGATTTCTCGGATATCCAAGAGAAATACGACGAGATGAATGGTGAAGAGGCTGTCATTGACGACGATGATCGGCACACCATCCTCGAGATGCATGTCACGATGAACATGCCCGAGGAATATGACGATCCGGAAGGTATCCCGCGCCCGTATGTAGTGACAATCGACAAATCCTCCCGTGAAATCCTCGCGATCCGCCGGAATTGGTATGATGACGACCGCCGCAAGCTGAAGCGCATGCACTTCGTGCATTACCGCTACCTGCCGGGTATGGGCTTCTATGGCACTGGCCTGATCCACATGATCGGTGGCCTTGCCAAGTCTGCGACATCTATTATGCGGCAGCTTATTGATGCCGGTACACTTTCTAACTTGCCTGCGGGCCTCAAAGCGCGTGGCATGCGGATCAAAGGCGATGGGACCCCCCTGCAGCCGGGCGAGTGGCGTGACGTGGACGTCTCAGGCGGCACACTGCGCGAGTCGCTATTCCCGCTCCCATACAAAGAACCGTCGGGTGTGCTGTATCAGCTACTCGGGAATGTGGTCGAAGAAGGCCGTCGCATCGGCTCCGTGGCTGACGTCCAAGTGGGCAATATGAACCCGGAAGCGCCCGTGGGCACCACGCTCGCACTGCTAGAGCGGTCCATGAAGGTGATGACGGGCGTCCAAGCACGCCTCCATGCGTCACTGAAGAAAGAGCTTCGGCTCATCGCGGCGATCATCCACGACTATATGGAGCCAGAGTACGACTATCAGATCGAGGGTGAGTTCAGCCGGACAGACGACTTCAACAAGAGCGTCGACATTGTGCCGGTGTCCGACCCGAACGCCGCGACGATGGCGCAGCGTGTGGTACAGTACCAAGCAGCACTGCAGCTGGCCCAGCAGGCGCCACACCTGTACGACCTCGGCAAGCTACACCGTCAGATGCTCGAGGTCCTTGGTATCCAAGACGCCGACGAGATCATCAAACTGCCAGAGGACATCAAGGCCAAAGACCCCGTTACCGAGAACATGGCGATGCTCAAGCAAGAACCGGTCAAAGTATTCTCGTATCAGGACCACGAGGCGCATATCGCGGTCCACATGGCAGCCGCACAGGACCCGAAAATTCAGCAGATGGTCGGGCAATCCCCGTTTGCCGGCGCGATTCAAGCGGCGCTGTCGTCCCACGTGACAGAACACGTAGCGATGCAGTATCGCGTGGATATCCAGAAACAGCTGGGTGTTGAGATGCCTGATCCGGAAGCGTCGCTCCCAGAGGATCTCGAACGTGAGGTGTCGCGTCTGGCCGCCGCCGCCGCCGACAAGCTCCTGCAGAAGAACCAGACGGAAGCAGCAGAGCAGGAAGCGCAGAAGCAGGCACAAGACCCGCTGACGCAGATCCAGCGCGCAGAGCTCGAGTTGAAGTCCCGCGAGGTCGCGTTGAAAGAGGCGCAGGCCAAGCACGACGCACTCATGGACGTCGAGAAGCTCAAGCTGGACGAGAAGATCAAGACGGCCAACGTGGCAGTACAGTCCGAGCGGATCGAGTCAGAAGATCGCCGCGCCGGGGCAAATCTAGGGGTCAAGATCGCCACAGATATGCGGGGCGAGGCGAACGAAATGCGCGCCAAAGGGGCCGAAATGGGCCTTGCGGTTGCCAAGGATATTATTGCGAGCGCCGATAAGGGCGAGGGAGAAGCAGAATGAACCCACTAGATGCACTGAGGTCCCGCATGAACGACTATAAGGAGTCCCTTTCGGACTACCTTATGTCTGGTGGTCCGAAAGACTATGAGGCGTATGTAAAGGTGGTCGCAAAGGTTGAGGCCGTCGAAGCACTGCTCGAGGATATTTCTGAAATCGAACAGAGGTATATTGAGGATTGAGATAGCACCACATAGAGTGGTGTAGCCGGGTGGTCCGGCGACGGCTACAACGAGCCGAGATCGTTGCATGAGGTGAACTATGTACGAACCCAGTGAAATGGACGACGCGACACGTCTTAAACTCCCCAAACCGGTAGGCTACCACCTTCTCGTCACGACGCTTGACGTCAGAGAGAAGACCGACGGCGGAGTCTACATGCCAGACAGCATCAAAGATGCCGAATCCACAGCATCTATTATTGGATTGGTTGTCGCTGTTGGGGGTGAAGCCTACTCCGACCCTGTAAAGTTCCCATCCGGGCCTTGGTGCAAGGAAGGCGACTTCGTGATTTTCCGGTCATATTCCGGGACACGATTCAAGATTGGCGGGAAAGAGTTCCGTCTGGTCAATGACGACACAGTTGAAGCGGTGGTTGATGACCCCCGCGGATTTGCAAGGGTGTAAGCTATGAAGATGACAAAAGGCGAATACCGCGTAGGTATCACATTCAACCCGTCAGGTGACGGCATGGTCGGCCAGATCAAGCAGGCCGCGGCTGACTTGATCGACTTGATCGAGATGATCCCGCTCCAAGAAATGGACAGCGCCTACGGCGAGATGCGCGGCAATGAGATCGCTCGCCTCAAAGCGCTCGCACAAACGGACATCGAGACTGCTGCAATGCACGCAGTCAAGGCCGCAACCAAGAGGGTTCCAGAATGAATACGAAAACCATGCAAAACACCGATCAGGTTGATGGCGACCAGATCGAGGAAGATGAATCAGGCGAGTTCGAGATCGAAATCGTCGACGACGTAGCGGAAGACGACAAACCGCGCCGTGCGGAACCGGCCAAGGAAGAGGACATCCCAGACGAGGGTGATCTTGAGGGCTACAGCGAAGCGGTGCAGAAACGCATCAAGAAGCTGACGTTTGAGGCCAAGGAGGCGGCACGCCAACAGGCAGCCGCTGCACGTGAGCGGGACGAGGCGACAAACTACGCCAAGTCGATCTACGAGCAGAACAAGAAGCTCCAAGAGCAGTTGACACAGGGCCAAGGCGCCGTGGTAGAACAGGCCAAGGGGCGCGTCGAGAGCGAGCTTAACAGTGCGAAGGCTGCATACCGCTCTGCCTACGAGTTGGGAGATGCAGATAAGATCGTGGACGCTCAGTCCAAGATGATCGAACTGCAGGGTCGCCTGTCCCAGCTGCAAAACTACCGCCCGGCACCGCGCGCGCAGGAAGAGCCTGCACCGCAACCCAAGCCTCAGCCGACGGTCAAGCTCGACGAACGCCAGACTGAGTGGATGAACAACAACAAGTGGTACGGCAATAACAGTGAGATGACGGGTTTCGCGCTCGGCGTCCATGAACGGCTCGTACGCAACGGTGTTGATCCGAACAGTAAAACGTACTACACTGAGATTGACTCCGCTGTACGTAAGCGGTTTGCAGACGAATTTTCCGATGGTGCAGGTGAAGAGGTCACACCGACTCCCCGGAAAGCGGCTAACGTGGTGGCCCCGGCAGGACGTTCTGCCCCCTCACCACGCCGTATTAAGTTGACCTCGACACAGGCCGCTCTCGCCAAGCGGTTGGGCCTCAAACCCGAACAATACGCGGCGCAACTCATGAAGGATGCTAAAAATGGCTGATCGTACACCCCGGACCGCTGAGACTCGCGATGCAACATCGCGCAAAAAAACGTGGACGCGTCCATCGGCCTTGCCGACCCCCGAAGCCCGTGAGGGAGTAAAATTCCGCTGGATTCGGACGGCCCTGCTTGGTGCATCGGACAACCCCAATGTATCGACTCGCTTCCGTGAGGGATACACGCCGGTCAAAGCATCCGACTACCCCGAGATGCAGCTCGTCTCTGACATGGACTCCCGTTTTAAGGGGAACATCGAGGTTGGCGGTCTTCTTCTCTGTGCAATTTCTGACGATATCGCAGAGTCTCGTATTGAGGCTCAGCTGGGTGATGCCAGTCGCGCAATGGATGCGGTTGACAACAACTACATGCGAAATTCGGACCCACGTATGCCCGTTCTAAAACCGGAACGGTCTTCGCGCACTTCGTTTGGCAAGTAAGCATGGTGCTTCTTGCTGTAACTTTCGCCTTCTAGGAGATTTGAAATGGCTACAGCTGCTTCTCCCTACGGCCTCCGCCCGATCAATTTGATCGGCGGTACTCCGTTCGCTGGCTCTACCCGCGCGATTAAGATCGCATCCGGGTACGCGGCCAATATCTTTAACGGTGACATCGTTCAGGTTCATACTGACGGTACAATCACCAAAGTCACGGACGTCGGCACCAACGCTGATCCGTTCGCAGCCGGCACGGTTGGCGTTTTTGTGGGCTGCGCCTACACTGACCCGACATACGGCTTTACGACACGCAATTACTGGCCGACTGGTACAGTAGCGGCTGACGCCATTGCGTATGTCGTAGATGACCCGAACACACTGTTTCAGGTCCAAGCCGATGCACCTGTTGCCCAAGCGCTGCTGCACACCAACATGGGTGTGAACCAGACCGCCGGCAACACAGCGACAGGTAACTCTAAAGTTGCTCTGGACGTTGCGACATCGGCCGCCACCGCCACGATCGCCTTCAAGGTCGTTGGTTTTGTTGAAAGCACCACCTCGACTGTCGGTGACGCGTTTACGGATGTGATTGTTAAATTCAATCCTTCATCCCATGCGTACACTGCCGGCCTTGGCGTGGCATAAGGAGTATCCGGAATGGCTATCTCACGCGCACAGCTCCTGAAAGAGCTCCTCCCCGGCCTCAATGCCTTGTTTGGCCTTGAGTACGACAAGTACGAGAACGAGCACGCTGAAATCTATGAGACGGAAACGTCCGAGCGTTCGTTCGAAGAAGAGACCAAACTGTCGGGCTTCGGCGCGGCACCGGTCAAAAACGAAGGTCAGGCATTGTCGTATGACAACGCGCAGGAATCTTTCACTGCACGTTATACACACGAGACTGTTGCAATGGGTTTCTCGATCACCGAGGAAGCGATGGAGGACAATCTTTACGATTCTCTCTCCGCGCGCTACACCAAAGCACTGGCCCGCGCCATGGCGTACACAAAGCAGGTCAAGGCAGCCCAGCTGCTGAACACAGG